TACCGTCGTTACCTGCCCTACGGCGCCACCACGACGAACGTGAACACGCAAAACCGTCCGTCCGTGAATGCGGCCGCGCATATCATCCAGGAAGGCGTGACCCCGACCGCGGATCAACTGACTCCCGTGGATGTCAACGTGAAGCAGATCCAGTACGGGTGCTTGTACAGCTACACCGACAAGGCTGCCGAGCTCTACGAGGACGATATCCCCGAAGAAATGAAAATCCAGACCGGCGAGCGCATGGCCCTGGTGCGTGAGATGGTGCGCTACGGCACCATGAAAGCGTGCACCAACGTGCAGTATTCCGGCGGGTCCAGTCGCGCCACAGTCGACGAGGCGATCAGTCTCATCCAGTTGCGCCGGATGTCGCGCACGCTGAAAGCGAACCACGCGAAGAAGCCACGCAAGATGCTGGCGGCCAGCGCGAACTACGATACCTACGCGGTCGAGGCATCGTTCCTGGTGTTCGTGCACACCGACGCTGAATCGGATGTCCGTGACTTGCCCGGGTTTATCCCCTGCGCCAAGTACGGCCAAAAGATGCCGATCTGCGAGGAGGAAATCGGCTCCTGCGAGGAGTTCCGTTTCATCCTGTCGCCCGAGCTCGCCCCCTACGCGGGCAGCGGCGCCGCGGTCGGCACCACCGGCCTGCTTGATGTGGCCACCAGCGGCAACATCGACGTGTACCCCTTCATCGTTGCCGCACAGGATGCGGTCTACGACGTGGCGCTGCGCGGCCTGAACAGTCTGGACCCGTACCACATCCCTCACTCCAAGCGCGACAAAGCCGATCCCGGCGGGCAGCGCGGCTATGTGGGTGCGAACTTCTGGTCTGCCGTGTTGATCGTCAACGGCGGGTGGATGGGTGTGATCGAGGCCGGCGTCGCCAACCTGGCGTAATCGGTGTGATTGAAGCGGTTACTGCCCACCTGGCGTAACCGCAACGAACTGTGAGGAGTACCAACGATGGACATCAATACCTTGAGCGGCATGACCGCTTGTTTCTCAAAAGCCGGGTTGGCCATTGGCTCAACCCCGGCACAGGTCGCCATTGCCGCGCCGAACGGTGCGGGGGTGGATTTCGGGATCGACGGCAAGGCGTACCACAAGGCTGACTCGGCATCCTCTGCCCTGACAGCCCAGGCCGTGCAGGCACCGTTGACAACCTGTCTGTACCTGGTCTGCCTGAACGCATCCGGCACTGTCTCGTCCGTCAAGGGCGAGGAAGTGGCGAACGCGGATGTGCCGAACATTGGCGTGCAGTACCCGGATGTGCCGGTGGGCGTTTGCCCAATCGGCGCGATCAAGGTGACCACCAGTGCTACCGCCGGTGGTTATACCCAGGGCACGACCAGTCTGGCGGCCGCAAACGTGACGGACAATTACATCGATTTTATCGGTGGCATTCCCGGACGACCGGAAATCACGCTCGCAACCTGATGGCAATGACCGCCAGGTAGTTCACTGGTGGTGGTAGGCGCGGCCTCTCGGGGCCGCGTCATTACGATTACACGGGAGACATCACATGATCGAACAATCCAAGTTCCGCAAATTGCACGCATTCAAAGCCTGGCTCATGGGCAGTGTCATTTTCGGCAAACTCGCCACCATGGCGCTGACGCTGCAAAGCGGCACGCAGGTAACACTCAATCGCAGAGCCATGACTCGCCTGTTCAACGAGTCTGCCGGTACAGTATTAGTGCTGACAAGCAACTACACGCTCACCGAAGAGGACAACGGGAAAGTCATCGCATTCGGTAGTGCTACCGGGTTTACGGTGACGCTACCGCCCTCCTTGCTTGGTCTTGGCGGCAATTTGAAATTCAGATTTCTGGTAATCGTTCCACCGACCTCTGGAAACCATGTAGTCGTCACCAGCCTCGGAGCCAGCGGAGATGATATATACGGGCGCATCGTGGATTTGGCAGGCACTGGTGATGTCGTGAGCGCTGCCGACCAGATCAACTTTGTTGCCAACCAGGCCACAGTCGGTGACGAAGTGACTATCGAAGGTATTGCGTTGGCGTGGCAAGTCACCGGTTTCGCCGCCGTTGCCGCTGCTATCACAGCCACGGGCTAAGCCTTGCTGCTACCCGTTTGGTCTGCGGGTGGTTTTCGCCCTGGCGGTTCATGCGGGCTGCCCAGGGCTTTTTTCAATGCCGCATAGGAGATTACGATGACAGCTAAAGCCACAATCAGGAAAGCACCCAAACCGAAAGGCCCGAATGTCTCGCACCTGAAGCAACAACTCGCCCAGGCGCGCGCACAGAACGACCAACTGTCCGAAATACTGAAGCGCTTCGACGAGCGGATGGAGGCGACATCCGCACAGATGGCCACCATGGCAGCGCAACTCGAAGAGGCGAAGAAACCTCGCACTTCCGAGGAGATTCTGTCCCAGCATGATCGCAGCGCGGCAATGACCCGCGGCGTGCTGGGCGACGACGACGAGGGTAATGATTACCCCGAACCACCGCCATCCGATCAACTTCCCGCCCACCTGGTCGCCGCGAAGCGCGCGCTGGCCAAAGCTATCAATGCTGGTGTATCGCGCACGCGCGTTGAGATGGATGCCGGCAATGAAACTATCGGCCAATTTGAGCCCAGGGCAATGCGCTCTGACGGCCCGGCGAGCGAGTCGCTGGATCCGCTGTCCGTGGCAGACGAAGGTGTGCTGATCGACAACCGCAAGTACACACCCGAAAAGCTCGAGTACGAAACCTTCATGCACGAGTACCTGCTGGTGCGCCTGCATGACACCACCGACGAGACGGCAATACCCATCCCTCAGACCACCAACTCAGGCCACAGTCAGTTTTTCGTACGCGGCCAACCCCAGTGGGTTCGCAGGTTATCGATCGAGCCCCTGGCGCGCGCGAAGAAAACGACCTACACGCAGGAACTGGTGGGTGAGGGCGCAAACAAGCAGTACATCAACATTCCGCACACCGCGTTGATGTACCCCTTTGAAGTGCTGAAGGATTCCAAGCGCGGCAAGCAGTGGTTGCGCGCGATCCTGAACGAACCCTACTGAGGCCAGCGCTATGCCGCACTACCAATTGCCGCCAGTGAAAACCGAGAAGGAGTCGAGTGTTGCCACTCCCAGTCCTGATGAGTGGTCGCGCCGGATCACTATCCCGGTCAACAAGGAAATCCTGGCGGCACTGGAGGTGGATGGCGAGGCCGTCATCACGCTGCGCGGCAAGATCACCGAGTTGTCGAGCAGTGAATCCGTTGAGTACAGCAGTACCAGCGTCGCTATCACTGTCGACAGCGTGGATGCCTACCCTGCTGCAGGAGTAGAAGCGGCGGGCGACGCTTTCGCGGGATCATTCAATAAAGCTCGGGGTATGTTCCCCGGCAAACGCTATTAGGAGCGCCAATGGCTACCATCCAAGCTACCGTAGCAACCAAGAACAACGGCAACACCAAGATTGTCACATGGACACCTGTTGCCGACGCCGCTGATGTTGGTGTGCCAATCGAGCCTGGCGAGTGGGACCGTGTTTGTGTGCAGTTGCTTGGCACGCTGGGCACCACACCTGTGGTGATGATCGAGGGGTCCAATGATGGTGTCGACTACCTGCAGTTGAAGGATGTACACGGCACAGCATTGAGCGCGGTGGCCACCAAGGTTCCGCTGCAGTTGGCCGAAGTGCCGCTGTATATCAGGCCGCGCCTGGTTTCAACCGGTGGCGGCACCAGTATCAATGTCGTGATGGTTATGCGGCGCGGGAACCAGTCGCGGCAGTGAAAATGTAATTGATGCGGGCACCTCCTGGGGAGTGCGCCGGCGAGGATGGCCATGAAAACATTCCTGCAACTGTGCCAGGCTGTGTGCCGCGAGGCCGCTGTCGCCAACGGCGAGTCTGCCATCACCACCACCGTGGGCCAGATCGGTCAGCTGGGACGCATCGTCGAATACGTTCGCCAGGCCTGGCTTGAGATTCAAACCCGGCACCAGCATTCCGGCCTGCATTGGCGTTGGATGCGCTCCAACTTCGAAGTTACTACCGTGGCCAACCAGGACAGCTACGCATTCAACGACGCGGCTGTGCAGGACGTGCGCGGCACCGCGGAAGATATCACGCGATTCAGGAACTGGATGATCCAGGACTGGGAGGATCCACCGCGCATCTATTTGCAGTCAGCCGGCGTCGGCACGCAGACGTTTATGACGTACATACCCTGGAACGATTTCAAGTACCTGTACAGGATCGGCACGCAGAACCCCAGTCAACCGATGCATGTCAGCATAAGCCCGGACAACAAGCTGTGTGTGGGGCCAAAACCGTCTGGTATCTACATCATTACCGGCGACTACATGAAAGGGGTGCAGCGCTTCACGGCCAATAACGATACGCCTGATCTGCCCGAGGACTTCGAAGATGCCATCGTATTCCTGGCGCTGATCAAGTACGGCCTGCAGAAGAATGCCGCCGAGGCGATCACCATG